TCAGGCCAAGTTGACGATGCGCTGGACGCCAGCGGTCTCAATCAACATCGGGGTGAAATACCCGGCGTAGGCAACCTGCACACCCAACACGCTGGGCTCAGTCACCTGCAGGGCGCCAACCCTCTGCTCATACACCTCAATAGCCGCCGACGAAATCAGCGAACCGTAATGGTTCGCCACCGTCGGATAGCCAGGCGAGCACAGCACCGGGATGCCGGAGATGTTGCCGACGATGCCGGAGCCGAAGTCGCCGGCCTGGAAGCCGGGAGACTGTGCGTTGGTTGGGTTCACCGGGGAGAACACGCCACCCCAGTTGCCGAGACGGGACGGGGGCACAACCAGCGCAAGCCGACCGGCGCCCTTCACACCCGTGTACACCGCGGCAGCAGCAGCCCACAAACCGGCAGCAAGGTCGGCCGCAGTCGGGGTGCCACCGGAAGCGGTCGCCAACTCGATGTTGTTGGCCTGCGCCTGAATCAGCGTCCCCAGTACAGCCTCCGTCTGGATGGCGTACTGCGCAGCCAAATCCTGCACAACGACATCCAGCATCGACGGCTGCGCGAAGTCGATGTCCTGACGGGACACGTTCACATAGCCGCCGTACGTGACCGCAGCACCCGTTAAACGGGTGATCGTCATCTTCTGGCTAGTCAGCTCCGACTTTTCATCCGCAGCCGCACCAGCAGAACCCTGAGCGGCCACAAGCGTCCGCTGAGTCACCTTCGGGCGATACCACGTCGCCGACGGAAGATCCCGTGCGCCGAGGAAACCGACCGCCGGCCGGTTCGCGTCGATGAAGTTGACAACATCACCAACAATCGGATCCGGGACGACGCCCAGGTTGTCTGAGGTCTTCTGATGCGCAGCGGCACGCATGTACAGATTCAGCCGCTCCATAGCGCTCTTGCTTCCAGTCTGGGCTGCGATGTAGTCGGTCAGATAGTGGCCGGTGGACCGGTACTCAACCGGGCCGTTGTCCACCTCACGCCGCATCCGCATCAACTCCTGGGAGAGGTCGCGGGCCTTCTCACGCGCCAGCATCGTGGTGGAGCGGGTTTCCCGCAGCGTTTCAAGCTGCGAGTTGATGTTGTCGATCCTGCCTTTCGAGGTGCGGATCAGTTCAGTTTCGTTGTCGCTCAGGTCGCGGTCAGCGTCTTGAGCTGCGCCGATGAGTCCATTGTTGAAGGCGTTACGCTCCTCAAGCTCAGACTCTAGGCGCGCAATCATCGCATCCGTGGGATCACGAAGATCAGCGGGCATAGCAGTGCTCCTTCCAGGGCACAGAAATGGGTGAGGAACGACGCCCTACCGGCGTCGCAAACGCTGCCCTACCGGCAGCGGGCGGAAATCAGTCGAGCATCCCCAGAAGGGCCAAGACAGAATCCAGATTGGGTGTGGGTGCGGGTGTCGGACCTTCGTCGTCCACCGGGAGCCCCTGTTCCTGCCGAACGGCAAGCACCCCAGCTCCCCTATACGCAGGGTTAGGCACCAACGACACATGGTCGAGGAACGCCCGTTTGATCCTGCGTGAGCCTTTCTTCACAACCTGATCGGAGCGGCGCACCAACATGCCCACCGAGGCTTTCAAAACGCCGTCAGCGGCGAGACGCAACGTCTCCCTACCAAGCTCCGTATCCGATACGCGAATGTCAGCGATCAACCCCACCGGGTCGTCGGAACGGTACGACAGGACTTTCCCGAAGGTGCGTTCGTAGCTGTGGTCCCGGTTCGCCGTCACATGCTCCTCGCGGGTTTCGATCCCCTCGAAAGCGCCCGGCGCCACCGTCTCAATCACCATCTGCCCGCCGTAAGGCACAACAGCCTCTTGGTCGTAAGGGACAGCGATCACCTGGATGACACGCTCTTCAAAATCAACACCGGTGACGGTTGCGGAGCGGATCTCCACCGGCTCGCTATGCCTTCTGACTTCCTCGGGAGTCACGACCGGCCACCTCCCGTCAACGCCTCAGCAGCCACCAAATCCTCATCCGACTCCTCCAGAGACGGGCCAGTATCCGCATCCACAAGACGCTCCATAACTCGCACCTCCGGCGCGCTGATCGCACCAATCTCTTTCAAAATCGCGTAGGACTCGGCCCGCTCCTTCAACGGCGGACGTGAATACTCGTCACGGTTCAACTCCACCGACTGCCCACGAGGCAACGCCCAATTCGACAGGGCGGTCATCAGATGCACCGCAGTCGGCTTCAGGAACCGGCGGTCGTGGAAGTCGAACAGGCTGGTGGCGTTGCTGTAGGTGACGGAGTTACCGGCCGGTAGGTCCAGCAGGTAGGCGGGGACACCGAGCAGGTTCGCTATGCGTACATCGGTGATTTGCGCGATGTCTTTCAGCGCCATCTTCTCCGGATCCAACTGCAGCGGGTTGGCCTTCGCCCCGTTCGTCAGTATCGCCGGTTTCCACGGCTCGCCCATGCTGGCCATGCGGGACGCCCACCACATATCCTGCATTTCCTTCGCCTGAGTGAACGTCAGATCCTCGTCGGTCTCCAGCACGTACTTCGGGATGCCGCCACCGGTCGCCAACTCCGCCGCGTACCGGGCCAACACCCCAGCCGCAACCAGCCGAGTCTTCCCAACCTCCAGCGGCCCCTGCCCGCGGGCTGAGTCGGTGGTGGACTTGTACCGGATGTGCAAAATGTCGTCGGTTACGTCCATGGCGCCGATCCGGTACTCGCGGCGCCCACCAGCCATTTCAACGTTAACCAGCCACGGCGGGATGACCCGACCGCTATACAGCCATCCGTCGGCGCCGTTAGCCATCCGCAGCACGAACGCCTCACCGAGCTGGAAGTCCCACACAAGCTGCTTCATGAACTCCGGCCAGCCCGTGTAAATGTCCGGGTCCGGGTTCAGCATCCACGTCCGCGGCGACAGGACTTTGCCGTCTTTCACCCGATACAGCGGCATGGTCGACAGGACAGACGCGTTCAGGTCCAGCGCGGCCCACGCCACATCCACCAGGTCGTCAAACTTTGGGCCGAGCTGCGACCACGTAGGCGAAGCCCACGACGCCGGCCACCCATCCCACGGGGACGGCACCAGAGTGGCCATCCGCCCCTCGGGCTCCACACCGTCATCAACAATCTCAACGCCGTTCGGGTCGCCCGGATTGTAGGTGGGACCAACCGAATCCGGGGATTCGACAGTCGTGTTAGGTGTGGCGCCTGCACCCGTCAGCCAAGTCCAGAACGTCACCCGCTCACCACCTCAGAAGATTTTCGGGACTCGGCGCACACCAGAAACCAACAGCCACAACGCCAACGCGCCGGCCTCAATCGGCGCGATATCCGAATGGGACTTGCGCCAACCCAGCGACCACAAACCTTCACCCACATCCCGCTTCACAGCCCCCACCAACGCCTGCTCAAACGGGGGCGCGCCCGAATGCGTCAGGCGACGCTCCATCAACATCGTGTGCATGTTGCCGTAAGCCTTACCGAGAGCCGTCGTCGTCATCTGCTCCGGCTCAACCTTCGCCTCCACCAAATCCGGCAGCAAACTCGCCGCAGCGCCGGTGCCCATCAGCGCAAACTTGGCCTTCGGATACTTGTCGGCCAGCTCTATGAGCCGTGGCACCAGCCAGTTGATGTCGCCGTCGCGGTAATCCGACAACTCCAAATACGCGTACCCTGGCGAGGGTCGCCGTGCCACCGAGATTGCCGCGGACTTCAACGACGGGGACACCGAAACCCCAAACACTGGTTCGTTAGTGGCTATCTTCGGCTCGTTCCTCACCGCAGCCCGCAACCAATCCTGCAAAGTGATCGGCAACGGATCCAACGTTGGCACCCGCTGACAAAGGACTTCCGTACGGAACACCTCTTCAGGGTCCGACAACTCATCCGCAGCCACAGTCTCTTCACTGATCGTGTACCCGAGCGCCGGCACCGCCAAAGGCCACACCGACCGATCATCCGTCGCGCAACCCTCAGGCGCCGACCACTCAAACAACGCCATCGACCTGTCCCCAGTGCCGGGATTCGCAATCGCAGCACGGCCCAACGCCTGAAAATGGTTCAACACCACCGAAGTGTCATCACCCATATTCGACAACGCCCACCGCTGACCCCGAGGCCGCGCATTCGTCGTCTTCGACGCAGCAGACCACGCCAACCACGTCTTGTGCTCACGCAACTCATCCATGATCACCAAATCAAGCGACAACGACCGGCCACCCGTCCGCGTCGCAGTACCGATCTTGTACCGGGCGCCATCAACCGTCGACAACTCTTCCTGACCGTTCGCATACCTAGGCTGCGTAAACACACCCTCAAGCTCAGGAGCCCCCGCAAACTGTTGCGCGTCCTTCGGACCCCACGCGATGTTGGCCGCCTTCTGCCACGCCTCCTTGGCGTAATCCAAGTTGGTCGACGTGCCCAACACCATGCGGGCGCCATCCATCACCATCCGCCACAGAGCCAGGACCATGAGAGCAGTCGTCTTGCCGCACTGACGCGAGACGAGAACGAGCAACGTCTTGAACCGGTACGAGTCGTCCTCGTTCAGTTCGAGGCCGTGGATGAACAGCCACTGCTGCCACGGCAACAGCTCAATCTCCAACACGTCACGAGCGAAATCGATCACCTCAAACCCGAGAGACGTGTCAGGCGTTAGCTTCCGCAGAGGTGGAGTAAACAAGCGTGGTTGAGCCGACCCGAGAAGCGCGGGCCTTTCTAAGCTCACCGAGGCGACCACCAGCCGACCCCTCCACATCCAACGCCTTACGCTCCACCGGAGCACCGCCCAGCGACCGTAACGCATTCGCCAAGTTCTGCGCCAAATACCCGATAGCCCGCGGATCCTCCGTGGCATCAATCGCCACCGCCAACCGACGCGCCAAAGCCACCAACCCGAAGTCGGACGGCCTCAGCCACGGCATCTGCAGGAGCGCCTCCTCAACCGCCTCCAACATCGACGGATCCGACTCGATCCGCTTCGAAACAGGCTCAGCAGTCATAGAACAGCCTAGGGGGGTCTAGTGGAGAGAGATATCGCGATGAG